ATCTTCATCGATGTATCAAACTGCTCTAAGATCAGCTTATCTGTTCCACTGCCATCGTCTCTGACAGAGACAGCAAAGAAATCTTCATCTATTGAACAGATAGAATGGAACTTGCCTTCAGTATTCCAGCGCATCCAACCGGCACGTTTCTCATCCCGCAAGCTATGGAATACAGCTATCTCACCATTATCCATAATAAACAAGCCATACGCGCCCGGTCTAGCAAGCGAGCCTTTAAGCACAGCCATCTGCACAGGGTTGCTAACCAGATGGTTAGATAGCAACGAAACCATTGTAGATGTGTAAGCAGCCTCGGCATCAGAGAAGATATATTCTCTAACGGCTGTGCCTGTTGCCTGCACAAACAAAGTTGCACCATCAAGAGATTGCGGCCTTACATATCCAGACCCAACTGGTGTCTGCAAAGATACTTTTGCTTTCGATGGTGTAACAGGAGCGTCTTGGAAAGCAGGCACATAGAACTCTGACTGCGATGCAAACACTTGCAAGTCACGGTTAGACACAAGATGACGTATCTGGTTAGTGACACCAACGCTTGCATCGATGTCGATAGCGTCATCATCTTCAGCCTCGCCAATGTCAAAGTTGTAATAATGTCCAGTCTTTGATCCCCATAATCCGTCAGGCTGACTTGGCGTACCGCCAAACCACAACCTATCCTCATGGAATGTAATAGCCTGTGGGAAGCCTCTAAAGCTGCTGTAGGACTGTTCGTACCATTCAGTGGTAGGGGAGGAGCTTTCAATCGTTGGAGAGCCTCCACCGTCAGCCTCGGACGTTGCAGAGGCCGCCGCTGTTATTTCATATTTATTAGCATCAATGATCCGGCTAATGGTTCTTGTGCCGTTAATATCACCAGCACCAATACCGCCAAGGCCACCTGCTTCTGCAATAATAACAGTCGCACCGTTAGCCAAGCCATGCAGTACATGAGTGACTTCTATCTTGTCAGAATCCTTTTTCGTTTTAAGCGCATCAATATCTAGCTGCGTTTTAAGTGTGCCTTGAAGAACGGCAGTCACTTGAGTAGCAGAAATGTAAGCACTGATAATTGCCTCAGTCTCGCCAATCAACAGCCTTGTTCCAGCATGTGCTGTATCAAAATAATTCTGTGAACAAGTAAGCGTAACAGTTCCACTAGATGCACTAGCACCTATGGTTGTGCCTGCACCTTGGAAATTATAATAGGGCTGATACTTTTTGTTGCCATCAATAGATTCGTCAAACTCAAACAGACGCATCTCAAAGCTAGTCAAGCCAGTACGCACCAACTCACGGCACAAAAACGTGCGGTGAGCAATAAACATAAAGTCACCTTTTTGTGTGTAGGTAATCTGATTTAGGTTAGCATTAGTAACAGGAACAGGATCACCATTAACATCAACAGTGAGGGTTTGAACAAAGGACACGGCTCCTGCGAGATCAATCCGAAAGATGTCGATGCGAGTATCTGAGAATGCAATGATATACTTCTCATCATCAGAAAAAACAAACGGCTCAAGACGTATCTGTTGAGGCAGTGAAGAATCGTATGTGTGATTAAACTCATAGATGCGCTTAGTGCCGGGGCGATTAATAACGCCGCCTTCTGCACGAATAAAAAAGTTCTTTACAGATTCCGCAGCCGCAACATAGACAGGACTATCTGTCCTAGATCTTAGTGACGGACTAACTTCACCAAAAGAAAAGTTGTTTAGCGGTACGCGTATTCTCGCCATTAACTTCGCCTTTCAGCAATGAACCTCGATGTTACAAGTTTGCGTGTTGTTTGCTGCTGGCTATCTAATGTCTTAGCTTGCTGCATTAACTGCGCAGCTTTCTTCTCAAACATTGTTGCAAGCTGCTCATCTCTTGCAATTGCTAGCGCAAACGCTGCCGCAAGAGCATACTCAACAGCTAGTGTAAAGTAGCTGGGGAAGTCCTGCTCACCAGCGCGATATGTGTAGTCAGCAACCACAACCTCATTGGCTGTAGCGTTAGAATAAATCTTATTCCCATACACATTGTACTCAAGATTAAGATCGTTAATTGTAATCGCATGCAGCATTAACAAATCACTAGGTAGCTGATGCGCAGTATCAAATCTTCCAGTAGGCGCAGCCGTTAAAGCATTAAGCACCGCTTGGTTAGTTGCAAACCGCCAGCGACTAGCACAGAGCGCAGTACGCACAACATCCTCATACACATTTGAGGCAACAAGTGCCTCAGTGGATGAAGATGAAAAAGACGTAATTGGCTGCGCACCAATAAGAACTAAAGCGCGAGCCGCAATGTCGATATCTGAATTAGCTGCTGATGGCATATGGGTTAGGGGGAGAGTTGCCTCTCCCCCATTCCTTTAGTTGTTGTCTAAGAGTTCGTACACGCCGTTGTCGTTGATTACGACTGCGCCCATGCTCATCATCGATGTAGCAAGATGTGACGCTTTTTCTGGCACATAGTTCAACTCTGTAGAAACATCAGCATTCACGCCAAGGCCAACAGCCGAAGTGTGGTAAGCCAAGTTTTTGCCAGCAGTAACAGCAGATGTTGAGAAGATCTTGAAACCCAAGAACTCCTTCATTGTCATGCCACCAGCAAATGGTAGGTTCTGATCTCCTACAAAGTCTGACGATGCAAACTCGTTAATGTTGAACAGATCAGCATAACCAGCAGGAGACATCGCAATGTAGCGATTGCCATCTTCTGGAATGTCGGCTGAACCGAATGTTTCAAACAATGAAAGCAAGTTTGCTTTGCTAACAGCAGTTGCGACTGAACTGATCTGTGTTGCGTTTGCACCTGTATCCATTGCAGTATAGATGATCTCATCTGTCTTACGACCAAGAGCAGCGGCAGCAGACTGTGCTACAGCTTGACGCTCATCGATGTTGACCTTCAACTCATCAAGTTTGTCGATGTATTCTGCGGCATAGAAATCAGCCATGGTTGCCTCGACATTTGTATGTACGAGTTCCATTGCGGTTACATTACCGTTACGAGCCTTTGTTGAAGCTGTGCCTGTTCCGATCTTCTGAAAGCGTACAACGCTACCACGGACGTTACCAGATGTGCGTACTGTATTGCGGAGTTTAGACCCCATACGCTGATAAGCCATGTGAACTTCGGATTCAAACTGCTTAATAAAGGCAATATCAATTGTATTAGCCATAGTATTAAAGTCCTTACCAAAAAAAAGAAGTTACATTTTCACGCGGTTGTCCGTCTCTCGCCTCATCCAGTTATCCCTAGCGGGGCTGTCAGTTTGAAACAGGCCGTATACTATTCAAATGACACTTCCACATGGGGAGCGCAACGCACAAAACGGATGCATGAGAAGCCATTGACTAAGGTTTCCTCATCAGAGAAAAGAAACCCCAGCCAAGCTAGCCACTCAATTGTGTTCTTGTGATCCATTGGCACTACATTCTCGACCACATCCCAACGCTGCATAAAGTAATCCAGCATAGGTTTAGAGGCTCGCAAGAACTTGCGTGGGTACTTATCTATCTCGTCTGTGCCAAGCAGCCAAATGCTACCAGTTGTAATATCAGGATCGTCATAGATAGGCACAACACCAAACATACAAGCTGGCACTCCTTTGTGGAGTGCAGTGTAAGTTACAGCGTCTTTCTTTAGAATGGGGTAGCGCAACGCCCGCCAAGGCGTTGCACCATGTATCATGCACTCTCGCACATCATGTGATCTTAGATGATCTTGTAGATACTCAGCATGTTCATAGGTTGCTTCTACAATAGATACGTCACCGTCAACGTGAAATGCATTAACGGTAGAGTTTGGAAAAACCCTCTTGGACTTGCTTGACATAGTTTGGATCTCTCTGTGCTGGATTCCAATAGCGAGGATCTTGCATCATTGTCTTTAACTGATCTTCGTTAGTAGTTTGTGGAGCTACAAACTGACCTTGTGGAGATGTTTGTTGTGACTGAGACATGAGATGCTCAAGCATCTTAATGCCCTGCGCACTCTGACCAAGCAGTTCTATTTGATCTGCAAACTCCTCTGGCACGTTCTTGCCTGCCCAAAGATCGACAGCTTCAATACGAGCGTCAGCATTCTCTCCCAACGCCTGACGTTCTGCTTCAAGGTTCGGCCCTTGGCTTTCCATGTATGAAGCATACTTAGCTATACCATCTGCAAACTCATCTTGCGAATAGCCATTCTCGAAAGAATGTTCAGCCCACCAAGCAAGCATTTCATTATCAACAGCTTCCGCTTCGTTGATCTGCTCCGGCAATTCGTAATCACCAGCAGTCTCAGGTCTGCCTTCAAGAGCAGAGACTTCTAACTCTT